AGAGAGGCACACTGGTACGAAGATAATAAAATACAGTGAATTAGATAATTACAAGACCATCGAGGAATTATTACCCACAGACAAGTCGGCAGTCATTATTTTAATTGAAGACCAATTCAACTCGGGACACTGGGTTGCCGTAATGAGATATGATAAGACTATTGAATATTTTAATTCATATGGTGCTAAATGGGACACGGACTGGAAGTTTATAACCCGAATGATGCGAATGATACTACAACAAAATACGAATGAGATGACGAGACTGATGGATACTGCTAAAAAGGACGGTTGGAATACTATATGGAATAAACACCGCTTCCAAAAATTAGGTGCTAAAATACAGACATGCGGACGATGGTGTGTATTGCGGATTGAGATGATGAAAATGGGATATACACTACCTGAGTTCTACGATTTTATAAAGAAGCGTGAGAAAGAAATGGGGGAGAAGTCCGACTTTATTGTCGCCAAGTTTGTTGCCTAAACCTTACCATCAATTTCGTTTCTATCGTTTTGTGGTTTGTTGTTTTGTGGACTTCCGAAAAATTAGTTGTACTATAAAATCCAAAAAATATACCCCTGTTTTTTTTTAGAAAAATACGGGAACTGATGAAATACGAAGTCCACAAACCACAAACCACAAAACATTAACCATCAATTTAATATATAGACAAAGGGTTTAAAGACTACCCTGTAATTAATGTATAACCCAGAGATGAACGAACACGACGTCAAAATGATTACCGATGCTCTCACCGAGATATCCAACATTAAGAAAATAGAGAACCTGTCTGCACAATACGTTATATTACAGGAGCGATTGAACCATTATAAATACCTACACAACCTGCACACAGAAGCGATGCGACAAACCATTAACCGAATGGAGGCAAATGGTATATCCGTAGTGTCCGACGATAAATAATTATTTATCCTTTGAATAGTCAGGCATACTCTCATATTGATGGAGTGCCTTTGTTAGATTAAATATGGCGGATAAGTGTGCGGTCAATAATTTACGGCGTTTCACATTCTCCTCTCCCTTCGTATTGCCTAATAGATGTTGAATAGCGTTTGCTTCAATACCACACTTGGTTAAGAGTTCGTTGATTACTTGTGCGTCAATCATTATATATTACTAAACCATTATTTATTCAAAGATATAACGCCGAAAGGGCGGTTAAACATCAATATAAGGGTTAAAAACACATTCTTAAAAAGCAAAAAATTGATTCACTTTTTATTTTAGTACCTGGACGGCAACCGATATTCAAGTATATTAAAAGAAGATACAAACTTAAGAACACACCAGTCCTGCATATTTTAAATAAGGCAGACCTTATCGAACGAGCAACCGAACAAAGTAAAGTAAAACCGATTGAAATAAAGATGAGCGAACAAAATAACAACTGCGAACAGTGTGGAAATAATAAAGAACCCACAGGTGAATGCTTTGACTGCGTGATTAGACCCAGTATGGTGGAATGCGGAATATGCTACAACTTGACGCAGTCTCCCTCACGAGGATTCTACTGCGACCACCAAGTATGCGGTGACTGCTCTAATCAGATAACCACGTGCCCGTTCTGTCGTCGCCCGTGGGACGAAGAAGAGCAACACACCCAACAGGAACACACCTGCGACGAATGCAATACAGGACACAGCACACACTGGCGTAGATTTGTGGACACAGCAGACGGGACAGCAAGAATGGTATGGTGGTGTAATGAATGCTGGGGCGATGAAGAAGACAACGAAGGGGTGGTAGTATTAGAAGAACGACACAACCACGATTAATAAATCAAACAAATAATTATATTTATACATTATATGCCTTTATAATGCGATGACCTTGTAATTAATTATATTTTCTATAAAATTGAAATTCTTTTTTAAATAAGACACAAACCTAAGAACACACCAGTACTGCATATTTTAAATAACCCTTACCCCCGTTATTTACTACGAATTTGATTTAAAGACAACTCGATTGAAATAAAGATGAGCGAACAAAATAACAACTGCGAACAGTGTGGAAATAATAAAGAACCTGATGGATTGTGCTTTGACTGCGACCATCAGAGAGAATGCGGTATATGCTACGAAAAAAAAAGATGGGGATGTGATGGCGGTGATTTTATACAGGGGAACAACTGCGACCACCGTGTCTGCGTTGACTGCTCCGTTAAAATAATCTGCTGTCCATTCTGCCGTAAATCGTGGGAGTTCTTTGAGGACTCTGACGGAGAAGAGGAAGAAGACGAGGAAGCGAGGTTTCAAGCAGAACATCTCGCAGAGTTTCCCGACCACCATTACTGCACTGAATGCGTGTGCTGTATCGGGTGCGGATGCTGTGGATGCGGAGAAGAAGACGAGGAGGAAGACCCTGAAAACAATGTTGAGTATCGTGTTGAGGTTAGATTTATAATCGACTACGAGGGAGAACAAGACAGCGTATGGGTGGAAAATGAACACGGGAGTGTAGAGTTCTTAAATCGTGGTGAAGCGATTGCCAAATACAGAGAGTTAGTCGTCGAACTCGCCGAAGACAGAGTATATTGTCGTATGCCAGTGAGAGCAGTAGCGGTGACCCGTAGCACAGTCCGTTATAGAGAAGACGAAGGAGAAGTAATAGCAATCACCGATTTCACGACAGGAGAACCTACCACGAGAGAAGAAGAATGTAGGAACTGCTACGACGAAAATCACGATTGGTGTACTGGACTGGTCACCTCGAACGAACACGATGGAATGTGCTACGCATGTTTCTCACACATTTAATTATATATTATATGCCTTTCTAATGCGATGACCTTGTAATTTAATTAATTCTGTTTTTTCTATAAAATTGAACGCCTTTTTTAAATAAGACACAAACCTAAGAACACACCAGTCCTGCATATTTTAAATAAGACCGACCTTATTTAAAACCGAAAGCGATTGAAACTAACCGATTGAAATTACTAACAAACCGATTGAAATAATGTCTACATTCAACCACGGAGGACAAAGAAGAACTGCTCAATTCGCCTGTGGATTTACCGCCAGGGGAGCACCAAAAGAAGTTGACGCAAAGGTCGCAAGACATTACCGATTTTGTGATGCGTGTGGAATGAAAGGACAGAAAGTAGACATCCCAGCATTCTCCGCAGTCAATGCAGGAATTAACGGATGGGACGGAATGCTAGGTGGAGGACACACTGGTCTTACTTCCTCCCGAGCATGTATCGCAATCACTAACAACGGACTACCCGATGAAGCAGTCACCAATTTAATCACCACGAATACCACGAGCGGATTTGTGACCGAACAAAAAGGAATCGCCCTCTCCGACGAAAAGTTGGAGCAATTATTCAGTGGTAGTACAGCGTCAGCACTTCTACCCAAGAGTAAGAAAGCGAAGAAAGCGAACAAATAATTATATTTTCACATATTATCTGTATTTACCTGTAATAATCTAACTAACTACCATTTTTTCAACGAATTAATGCTTTTTTTCAACTATAAATGGATTAATACTGTTATAATTTTAAAATTATTGATGCTTTATATAGAAATAATCCAAATATATATGTAATAATCCAACTTTTAGTGCCTTTTTTCAACATTTTATAATATTTTCAATAATATATAATGGACGAACCCCTATTAACCCCCAACGAAGAACGTTTAGTAGTATTACCTGTGGAACATCAGGATATATGGGAGATGTACAAGAAAGCAGTTGCCTCATTCTGGATTGCCGAGGAGGTGGACTTATCAAAGGACTTAAGGGACTGGAATAGACTGACTGACGACGAGAGGTATTTTATCAGTATGATTTTAGCATTCTTCGCTGGGGCAGATGGTCTCGTGAATGAGAACCTGACCTTTCGCTTCTATAATGAAGTGCAGAACTCGGAGGCACGACTATTTTACGGGTTTCAAGTTGCGATGGAGGGCATCCATCAAGAAGTCTACGCCACCTTAATAGACACCTATATAGCAGACCAACGGGAGAAGACCCGATTATTTAACGCCATACAGGAGTTCCCCTTTATACGCAGTAAGGCAGACTTCTGTTTAAAGTATATGAAGTCGGGAGATACATTCGCTACTCGTCTCGTTGCATTCGCATGTGTGGAGGGTATAATGTTCTCGGGTGCTTTTTGTAGTATATTCTGGTTTAGGAAGAGGGGTCTATTGAATGGTCTTACATTCTCTAACGAACTGATAAGTCGGGACGAGGCATTACATGCCGAGTTCGCCGTCCTACTATATAGCAAACTGAAATACAAATTACCGCCAGATGCCTTCTATTCGGTGGTACGGGAGGCAGTGGATATTGAGATACAATTTATATGCGGGGCGTTGCCGTGCCGTCTTATCGGTATGAATAGCGACCTAATGTCTCAATATATCAAGTTCGTTGCCGACCGACTCTGTCTCCAAATGGGATACTCTAAATTGTATAGCGTATTAAACCCTTTTAGTTATATGGAACTCATCTCGCTCGAACAGAAGTCCAATTTCTTTGAGGCAAAGGTATCGTCGTATGCTTTGGCGAATAGGGAACAGAATGGCGATGTCTTTGAGTTCAACGGGGATTTTTAGTTCGCCTTATTTAGGCAATCCCTTCGTTTTATTTTAGTTATATACTATATAATGTCTGCCCTTTCTCTAATCGGTCAATTCTCTACTTTTTCTGTCGCTGTCCCTAATGGTGGTGCTGGAAACGGAGTCTCAGGTGTATTACTCACAAAAATATTCCCTGCTGGGACATATATGGGTAGTATTCTAGTTGAAATTGTAGGTGCAGGAGTCACCACTGGTCGTTTTGTCGCTACCTTTGACGGAGGATATGTTCTTTGGACTATTACTGGTGCGGACGGCGTTGATGATACTGCTCTTGGAACATTCTTTTTTACTTCCGATGGAATACTCCCTCTCATCGTATCAGCAGTAGGAGTCGGAGGAGCGTGGACTTCTCAACCTACCAACTTAAACCTCCGACAAATCGCCTAATTTAGGCATATTGGATTTCTGGCGGTAAACGGCGAACCGACGCTGTTTTTAGGAACTCTCCCGTGTAGGGGACTTTCTATCCTACCCTTCTAATCTATTTTCGTATTACAGAAAAAAAACCTAAACGAGCGTCAGTTCGCCGTTCACCGCCGAAAAATAATCGTCGTATATATTGTATTAAAATAATCTACAATATATATAAGATGTCGCAACTAAATCAAGTTAAGAGGGATAATTCACCCGACCAAGTGTATTACGATGTGACGATAACAAACTTTCAGTCGCAGGACACTTTACCGCCAGTGTTCTATTATAATGAGTCAAGAACTATTCCGTTTATTAACTGCCCCGAAGATTACTATTTAAGCATTATTCGGTTTAGCGTGGATACAGGCACTCTTCCCGTTTGGATACCAAGCATCGTCCCATTCTCTGCAAACCCGAATACAACCATCTATAATATCACACTTACTTACGATGACGGGACTACCGAATACACGAGTGGGGCAACCCCGATGACCTTTATTCCACAAGACCGCACGACAGGTATTACTCCTTCTCCTCCTAGCACGACTTCAAATGGTCTTCAAATCAACGACACAGGATACTACAACGTCTATTCCTACCAATATATAGCGTATTTAGTGACGGAAACATTCAAGACCGCCCTAGCAAGTTTAGTAGCAAATGTGATTGCGGGTGGTAGCACGATGCCCACTTACGATATTTACGCTCCCAATCAAAACGCAACCGCTCCACCCTCAGTCACCCCAGTCACACTATCATCGGACGATTTACCGCCATTGTTCCAATGGGACACATCTAGCGATACTGGGTCTATTTTCGCCATTCCACAATACGATTTGAACCCCGACGTGAACCCTGGTTTAAGCGGTAATAACCCCATCAAAATATATTTTAATGCCCCGATGTTTTATTTGTTCCAGTCCTTCCCCGCCACTATTTTCGGTTATAGTAATGTAGGCGGTGATGAGAACTTCCAAATAGAGGTGGTTAATCAAGGGGGATTGAATACCCAACTCATCACTCCACCGCAGTATGATGTAGTCAACCCTGCGTGGACTACCCCGCCATTATCCATTCCATATATTTCTACTTATCAAGAGACGAGTACCATCGGTGCTTTATCCCCGATTACCGCAATTGTATTTACGAGTAATACGATGCCGATTACACCCAATCAAGTCAGCACTCCTCTCATATTATTTAACAATCAACAGATAGGATTTCAGGGCAACAATGCAGACATCGCCAACATCGTGACTGATTTAGTAAGTAGCACTGGGGCGTACCGACCATCGTTGGTATATGAACCACAGGCACAATATAGACTGATTACTTTGAACGGCAACCGCCCTCTCTTCAATTTAGACCTTCAAATATTCTACCGATTAAGAAACGGACAACTTGTACCGTTCCGTTTAGCAAGTGGCGGGTCGGTCACTATTAAACTCGCATTCTTAAAGAAGGACGGAGGAGGTCAGTCCGAACAATCCCAACCGTTGGCACATTTAAGTCCCTCATTTAGTGGAAACGGGGGTCAAAAAGGAGGTAGACGTATGTGTTAATTATTTAGCGGAGAGTCTGCCGATATTTTATAATTGTATATTATATAATGTCGGACTTTAAAACAATCCTCGTCAAAGACTCCGTTATAGGTGATATTACGGCAGATTTAGACTTCGCAGTCAAATCAGGTGCTTCTCAAACCACTTTCCAACCGTTTCCTTCCACAAGTGCTTCCAATAGTGCTCTCATTTGGAACGTCCAAGTTCCATCTGAGAACGTCGTGATTGGTCGTGATGTTCTACTCAACACTGCTCTCTGTATTGAATTGTCGTATGGTGGTGGAGTTCCTATTGGCGAGAGTGTGTGGTCATACGGCAACACTGATGCATTCCAAGCATTCCCTTTGAACTCTTTATTTACTACTGCTACTGCTCAAATCAACAACACAACGGTTTCCATCAACACCAAGGATGTCCTCCCCTCTTTGTTGAGAATGAATAACAGTAGAGAACTTTACCGTTATAACTCGATGACCCCTGCTCTTCCCGACCAAGCATACGGGGCATACGCCGATGGTGTGAACGCCACCAACAATCCATTAGCATCATACAACACTGCCTCGTATGATTTAGACCAAGTCCCTCGTGGAGCATTCCCTATTATTTACAGGGTTGCCCGTTTCGTCGGTGCTGTCTTTCAGGACAATAGTGAAATCTCTACTGGTGTAGTAAACGAAAACTGGAAGATTGGTGTAGCGACAATTGTGACTGAACCTATATTCTTGTCCCCCTTTATTTGGTCTAACCCTGAATACAACTGCCAAGGTCTTCTAGGCATCAACAATATGGCGTTCACGATGAATATTGATGCGACCGCTTCCCGTGTTTGGTCT